AAAATAACTAATTCAATGAAAACACAATGTCCGGCTCTATCTACAAAATAACTAATTCAATGAAATCAATTAAGAATGTAGACGTACTGCTGATAAAAGGTGTTACGCTCAGCTTCTTACTGTCCTCTGGATCAAGCCGGTCAATGTGCCCCCAATTCACTATTGAAGGAAACCTGAAGCATTCTAGGCTTCAACTTCATTGCTACCGAAGAAGCTCGCGGATATCACCGAATCATTTGATGAACCAAATATACTAGCAAATTGATCTACTAGTTTCCTCTTGACATCCCGAAGATCACTGTTAAGTGCATTTGTGAATGTTGACCTATCATCTTCTGAGGTCATTGCGTTGTTGAAGGCAGCCCTAGCATATAGCAACAAATCTTGGAGTTTTTCTTCCAGAGACTTGCTGCGATATGATTGGTTCTGAGCATTGATAATCTCAGACTCTGCATGTTGGATTAAGAGCAAGCACTTAATAGTGTCCATCTCACTCTTTTTAGCCTCCATGTTCCTCTTCAACAGTGCAAATGCACCAGGTGTCTTAAGAGTTGGCTTGGTTATAACAATCCCTTTAGTGGTCAGCCATTGCTCAGCAGGTCTAGATGGTTTAACTGCTTCTACCACCTTGAATGTTATCATAGGGAAAGTTGCTGCAACCCTAGCCAGAGTGATATCTTCATTCTTCGTTGGTCTTCCAGAAACGATAGCATATTTATTCTTGAGGGATACCATGGTCTTCTTGGCATCTTCAGTTGACTTCCTCATAATTTTCTCGAACTTATTACCACGAGTGATGAATAGGATAATCATGGTATAGATGTCCTTTGCTCTAATTTGAGCAGTTGGCTCCTTCTTTTTGATGAAGGAAGCGGTGACAACGGGATCAAAACCTTGATAAGCGAAGGTCCTCTGCAAAGCAATCAGAGCTTCATAACCATCTGATTCAAGCTGAGACAAGACCTCTTGATAGATTTGTTCCCAATCAGTAGACATAATTGCGTTCTAGAAAGTATGACAATACAACAGAATAAAAAGTTTGCAACTGAACTGATTTAAAATGTAGATTATTGAAAGTTTAGAGCCGTCAATGTGTCTACTGATTGGGAACAAATC